TCCAATTTCCAAAATAGGAAGTCCTCAAGGAGTTTCTTTAGCAAATGCTCGTGATGCAGATAAAACATTTAAAGAGCAGGTCTGTAAGCCAGTACAAGATATTTTAGAAAAGAAATTAAATAAATTAATTGAAGAAATGACAGATGCCCTTCAAATTAAATTTAATGAATTATCTCTTACCGACGAGGATACCCAGTCCAAGATCGATGAGCGTTATTTAAGAATGCAGGTAATTACCCCTAATGAAGTTAGAATTCGCAAGGGTATGGTACCAATGGACGGTGGCGATGAAGTGGTTGAATTAAAGCCACAACAGCAGGCGGAAGCAAGAGCCCAGGCTGGAAATACCAGAACCAGAGATCAGCAGAGAGATAATAATTCCCCAGATATTTCAGGGGAAGCTAGAAATCCTCAAGGCGAAGGCAGACAAGTAGACTAATACTACTCAACTGATTATTTGCCTTATATATAATAACGTTATAAAATTAAGCATATGAATATTGAAAAATCTCTATGGTCATCTAGTGGCGACAATATCAATTTGTCAGTTCCATTCACAAAAGTCAATCGTGAAAAGCGCACCGTTTCTGGTTTTGCTACGCTAGACAATCTTGATCAAACTGGAGATGTCGTAACACAAGAAGCATCACTCAAAGCATTCGAATCTTTCCGTGGAAACATTCGTGAGATGCACGGATCAAATGCTGTTGGCAAAATGGTTTCATTCAAGCCAGAAACTTATTATGATCCAGAATCAAAAGAATTTTATAATGGCGTTTATGTAGATGCATACATTTCAAAAGGCGCACAAGATACATGGGAAAAGATTTTGGACGGAACCCTACAAGGATTCTCAATCGGCGGAAAGATTATTGATTCAGAGAACGAAGTAAACAAGTCCACAGGTAAGCCAGTAAGATTTATTAAAGAGTACTCACTCGTAGAACTATCAGTTGTAGATTCTCCAGCAAATGAACTATGCAGCATCTTGTCAATTCAGAAGATGAATGGTCAATTGCTATTTAAGGGAATCGCAGCAGAGACAAAAGTAGAAAACATTTTTTATTGCGAAGACAGTGATTCTGTATTTATGTCAACAGAGGCAGAATATACATCACCAGTTTCTGGTAAGCCTGCAACTTTGATTGGCTGGGTTGAATCAAATGATGCGAACAAAGCAAAGGAAATAGATAGAATTCTTGATTTACACAAGTCAAGATTAACGTTGCCTGATACAAACAAAATTGCAAAACAGGCAAACGCAGAAGGAGGTAATGAAGTGTCAGAAAACACAGAAACACTAGCAGCAGTCGAAGAGACTCCTGTAGTTGATGCAGCGCCTGCTGAAGAAGCAGCTCCTGCCGAAGAGACAGCACCTGCTGAAGAAGCAGCTCCTGCTGAAGACGCTTCTGCCGAAACTCTGGAAAAAGCAGCCGACGTATCAGAAGTTGAGGTTGATGAACCTGATTTTGCAAAGATGCTTGGCGATCTCAAAGGCTTTTTCTCAGAAACTCTAAGTAAGGCATCCGAAGCTAATGCCGCACAAGTTACAGCTATCAAAGACACAGTTGAAACTTTCAGCAAGAGCGTTGATGGACGAATTTCAGAGTTGGCAGAACAACATACAGCACTTTCAAAGGCTGTAGAAGATATCAAGAACACGATTGATGGCGTAGAAAAGCGTGTCGTAGCGGTAGAATCAGAGACCGCAGTTAAGAAGTCCTCTGACCTTGGCGGGTCACAGGAAGTAACAATAAAGAAATCAAAATGGAACGGTTCTTTCCTCGGTTCCGTGAATGAACTTTTAAAATAAAAGGTAGGTGAAAAATATAATGAGCAATGAAATGTTAGAAAAAGCAGTTGCAGCAAACACAACCGTAACAGGAAACATGACTGGATCAGCAGTGGCAAACACTGGTATCCACATTGGATCCGAAGGAGAAGGTGGCCTACTCAACCCTGAGCAGTCCGCACGTTTCCTAGATTACATGTTCGATGCAACCGTAATTGGTAAAGTAGCTCGTACTGTTCGCATGCGAGCAGATACGACTGAGATTGATCGTATTGGTGTTGGTGAGAAGCTTATGGTTCTTGCAACCGAAGCAGATCAGACTGGAGGAAACTCCGCTGTAACCTTCTCCAAGATCTCTCTTACAACAAAGAAGCTTCGCTTGGACTGGGAACTTTCAACAGAGTCTCTTGAAGACAATATTGAGGGTCCAGATCTAGAAGATCATATTGCCCGCATGATGGCAACACAGGCAGGTAATGACATTGAGGATGTACTCCTAAATGGTAATACTTCACTTACATCAGATAACCTTTATAAGGCATTTGATGGTGTAGTCAAGAAGGCTAAGCAGTATGGTCACGTTGTAGATGCAGCAGGTGCTGGTATCAGCCGTGCCCTCTTCAACTCAGCTCTCAAAGAGCTCCCACGTAAGTACAAGCAACGTCGTTCCGACCTTCGCTTCCTTGCAGGTTCCAATTTGATTCAGGACTTCCTGTACGCAAATAGCATTGGAACAAACCAGACAATTCCACAAGATATCGCATCGTCGATCATCCGTGGAGAAGGTGTACAACCTCTAGGTGGTCCAGCTGGATATGTGGCTCCATTCGCATTCGGTATTCCGATTGTTGAAGTTCCACTACTCCCTGAAGCACAAGATGGTGACTACTCAGGCGAAACTGGCAACCATGGTGACGTCCACTTGACATTCCCAAATAACGTAGTTATTGGTATCAAGCGTGATGTAACCGTCTATCGCTTCTTCTGGCCAAAGAAGGACGCAATCGAATATACAATGTATACTCGTGTTGGTGTTCAAATTGAGCAGGCAGATGCATGGGTTGTTGTTAAGAACGTTAAGGTCGCTTCCTAATTTAGGATTTAGATCTGCTGAAAGGCCCCCATTAATTTGGGGGCTTTTCCTTTTAATTGACTAATGCTATAATTAAATAACCTATAAAAGGAGAAATTAATGTCATTTGATACATTAAAAGTTGCAGAGTTAAAGCAAATTGCAGAAGACTTTGCGGTAGACGTAACAGAACAAAAAGGCAAAAAAGATATTATAGCTGCATTAGCAGAAGAAGGCGTAACTTGGGCTATTTATAAGAAGGCCAAAGGAATACAGGAAGAAGAAGAAGAAATGAATGCTACTGTAACAAAGAAGACAGAGCCTAAAACAATTAAGCAAGAAGACATGGTATTGGTAAAAATGACTAGAGCAAACTTTAGTTATGAAATTATGGGTCACAGATTTACTAAGGATCACCCATTTGTTGCTATGGACAAAGATACAGCCCAAGCAATTTTTGATAAGGAGGAAGGCTTTGTTATGGCAACTCCAGCAGAAGTGCAGGAGTTCTACAGCTAAGCCAATTAAATGGCAGAGATATACATAAATACAAATTCTCCAATAACTCATAGAGTATTTTGGCAGGGTGAAATAACTGCTTCAGATGCAGTTCCGACTGTAAAGGTATACGATGTAACCTCTGACGAAACAGTTAGTCCAGCTATTAGCCCAAGCACATTGCTTACTACTTTAACTTCAACCGCATCAGAGACGGACACTGGAAGCTATTACGTAAGCCTTCCTTTGAGCTATACTCAAAGACAAAGAAAATTTAAATTAGTTTGGGAATATGCGGTAAATTCAAACGCTGTTACTAATACTTCGTATGTTGATATAACAACACCGTACACAAATATTTATGAGGCAATGAATGAATTAAATTTTGGGGTGGATCCAAGTGATCCAAATTATAAGACATATGAAGATGTTAAGCGGGCAGAAAGATTTGCTCGTAAATTAATAGAAGATTATACTGGTCAAGATTTCTTTACTTACGACGATGTAGAGGTAGTATTCGGAAATGATTCAGATATCCTTCCTTTGCCATATAGAATTACAGATATTCATAAGTTATATCACAATGATATTTTAATTTTGGAATTAGAATTGATAGAACTAGCTTACTAGATAATACCGTATACATTGCAAATGGAATGGTCCCGCCGACAATTAATGATACATATAACGGCATGGCATTTTCTAAGAATGTAAGGTATAGAGTTGAAGGAAGATATGGCTGGGAGGAAGTTCCAAACAATGTCCAGTTGGCATGTATAGAGCTAATGAAAGATTACTTTGCTAAAGATACAGTTTGGAGAAATAAATACGTAAAGAACATACAGACATTTGATTGGCAGTTTGAGTATTCTGGAGACGCATACACAGGAACTGGAAATCAATTGGCAGATAAGCTGCTTGGTGCATATGTTCTAACACAAATGGTCGTGTTTTAAATGTTGGATCTAGTAGATTCAGTATTGTCCATGAAGATGGATATCTACAGACAAGTAGATCTACAAAATGCAGACACTGGGGCCATAGTAAAAGAATGGATATATTACAAAACGGTAGACTGCTCAGCAAAAGGAGTTATTAGCAACTCTTCTTCTACACGAACAAATAGCATTCAATCATTTGGAACAAAATATACAAATGAAGAAATTCTACAAGTCAGAACTTCTCAGAGGTTAACCTTTAGAGAAAAAATTACAAACATTCGTGATTCAAAAAATAATCCAATTTGGGTTGAATTAAATTATCCTACAGAAACTCCAACGGTATTTGAAATAATAGGTAGTACTCCCGTAACAGACGGATTCGGAACAGTAATTGCCTATAATTCAGTAATAAAGAGATCGGAGAATCAGAACATTGGACTATAGTATTCCCCTAGTACAAGCATCCAGCGGATTAAGATCTATGATGACTCAGTCCAAGGGCAAAGTCCTGAAAGAAAGTTTGGTAGCTCAAATATCAGCTTATGTATATTATAGCTCTCAAGTAATAAGTAAATTGTCTGCAAATGCAGCATTTAAAAATAAATTTAGAGAAGTTATATTTAATCAAATAGATAAAGATTTTGGTGAATTTATAGACTCTCAAGCTAGAGTAAAGCCAAGATCATTGCATCACGTTTATGAGTGGAGGCAGACTGGAGATTCATCTGCCAGATTATTTAAATTAAATAAGTTTAATCAAGATGGTCTTGGATTTTCTATTTCATATAAATTTATGCCTTCTAAGACATTTGCATCAACAGAAGGAAATCGTAGACATGTATTTATAAATAAAGCGTCTGTGATGGAAGCTGGAATGCCCCTTAAAAT